CAAGCAAACGATAACGCAAACGAACACCAAACGATAAAGCAAACGAACACTAACAAGAATGTTAAGAATGAAAAGAATGAAAGAAGTATATTTATAGAACCTACTTTTAATGAAATACTTGAATATTGTACACAACGAAAAAACGGAGTTGATGTAAACAAATTTTTAAATTTTTATTCTTCTAAAGGTTGGATGGTTGGTAAAAATAAAATGATAGATTGGAAGGCTTGTGTAAGGACTTGGGAAAAACCAATAGAAATACAAGAAGTTAACGAACCTAAAAAATGGAAAGCACCGTGGAGTTAAATGGATATAAAATAACCGAAGCTGGAGACGTAATTACTCAATTATTTAAATATAGAGACAATTACAATAATAAAGGCAAATATTTAGGGTTTAAAAGTTTGCACGAACATTATTCTATGAGTTTAGGAAATTGTACGGATTGGACGGGTTTTCCTATGAGCGGTAAAACGCAAGTATTAATGGAATGCTTAATGAACACTTCTAAATTTTATGGTTGGAAGCATTTAGTTTATTTGCCTGATGTTGGTTCTAATGTAGAAATAATTGCTGATTTAATACATAAGAAAACAGGCAAGAGTTTTAACCCACAAGATAGAAACACGATTGAAGACAAAGAAATAACACAAGCTATTGATTGGGTTTTAGAACATTTTAAGGTATTGACTAAAAAAGATGTTAAGGCAAAACTTACACCAATTCAATTTTGGGATATGGCTGTTGAACTAAAAAAACACGATGAACTACACACAGCTTCAATTGATAGTTGGAAAGACTTAAACCACCCTTATAACGATTATGGCGGATATGCACAATATTTAGAATATGTTTTGCCATATAGAAATCAAATAGCAGAAGACAACGATTTACATTTACATACAATTATACACCCTAAACTAACTGAAAAAGAAAACGGAAAAAGAAACGCTCCTGTTCCTTACGATTTAAAAGGTGGCAGCGAATGGTTCAATAGTGGTAAATGTATGATAACAGTACACAGGCAAGACCCTACATTTAATTTAGCTGAATTACACTTTAATAAAATTAAACCACGTTCAAACGGAAATATTGGAATGATTGAAATTTGGTTTGATAAAGAAAAATTGTGTTACTTTGAACAAGCAAATCCAGCACCTAATGTATATGAAAAAACTTTTGCTTGTAAACAAACAATTTAAAAACTAAAAAAATGGAACTTGAATTATTAAGTAGCAGAATAAACTTAAACCACACTTGTTTAAAACTTCAAGTTAGCATTGAAGACATAAAAACGAAACATCCAAACCGAACAGATTTAATAAGTTCAATGGAGCAAAGTTTACACGAAATAAAAAAAGCAATGTTAGTTTACCAAACGTTAGAAAAAGAATTTAGAGCGACAAGACAAATTAACTTTGATTTACAACACATAAATTTAGAATTAAAACAGGATGTAAAAGACTTAAAAAAAATTATAGAATTTAACAACGCGGAACTTTGAAAACACGAACTAAAAAATGTTTTAACTGCAAAGAAGAATTTACACCGTTCAGCACACTACAAAAGTTTTGTTTAAAAAACGAATGTATAAAAGCAATGGTTGAAACACAAAAGTTAAAGGAATGGAACAAGAAGAAAAAGAAATTAGTTGAAGACTTAAAAACTGCAAACGACTATTTAAAAATAGCGCAACAGGTGTTTAATAAATTTATTCGTGTTCGTGACGCTGGACTAAATTGTATTTCGTGTAATAAACCTTGTAAAAAAGAAAATGCAGGTCATTATTATTCGCAAGGTGGACATTCAAACGTAAGGTTTGACGAAGACAACGTACACTTGCAATGCGAAGCTTGTAACACTTATTTAAGCGGTAACCTACTAAACTATCAAATAGGTATAGAAAAACGAATAGGAGCGCAAAGATTAATGGAACTTCAGGCGAAAGCACACGATGTTAAAAAATGGACAAAAGACGAACTAAAAGAATTAATAGAAACATATAAACAAAAACTAAAATGTATTTTAAAATAACACCAGAACAATTAGAAAAAGCAAATGACCGAAACACGTTTGGCGTATTAAAAAATTCATTAAAAAACGGAGAAGGTAATTATTTAGGTTCAGTAGGTGAAGTTGTTTTAATAGACTACTATATAAATAAAGGGGTAAAATTTGAAGACGGACAAAATTTTGATTATGATTTTAAAATAAATGATTATAAAATTGATGTAAAAACCCAATCAATGAAATATAAACCTAAACCATATTTTACTTGCCATATTCCAAACTTTAATATAAAACAAGATTGCGATTTTTACGCTTTTATGTTTATTAATTTAGAAACAAACGATGCTTATTGCGAAGGAATGATTAGAAAAAAAGATTGGAAATTAATATCAAAACTAAAAAAGCAAGGGGAAATGGGTTACGTAAAACCCTTTGCAACCGACACTTGGATTTGTTTAATTAGCGATTTATCAAAAATAAATTAAAAAAATAGTTGTTTATTAAATAACTATTCTTATATTTGCATATATTATTAACTTAAATTATTTAACTATGAAACATTTATTTAAAAGTTTAGCAGCGTTCCAACAAGAAGTACCTGTTATTCACAAAGCAACACAAGGTTACGGCTACACTTACGCAGACTTACCGAAAATCTTTGAAGTAATTAACCCGCTACTAAAAAAACACGGTTTAGGGTTTACACAACTTCTTAATTCAAAAGATGGCGAAAACTATTTAGCTACTATTTTATTTCACGTTGAAAGCGGTGAAAGTTTAGAAAGCAATACTTTAATTCCACAAATTGAATTAAAACAAATGAATTTATACCAAAGTTTCGGAAGTGGAACAACCTACTTTCGTCGTTACTGTTTGAGTTCAATTTTGGGTATTGTTTCGGAAAAAGATTTGGACGCTTCTGGAGAACAAGTAAAACACGAACCTAAAAAAGCTACAATAGACAACGCAAGGTTTCAAAAAGCTATTGACGCAATTAGCAAAGGAGAATATACAGTTGAAGAACTAACAACAAAGTTTAGTTTAACACCTGCACAATTAAAAACGTTAGAAGTATGAAAATACGTTGTTCAGCATTGGGGCGGTTGATGACCGCTCCACGCACCAAGACCGAGACATTAAGCAAAACAGCAAAGAGTTACATCCAAGAACTTGTTTTAGAAGAAAAATTTGGCATTAAAAAAGAGTTTAGTTCACGTTACACGGATAAAGGTTTACAATGCGAAGACGAAGCAATTAGCTTGGTAAACGATGTTTTAGGTTTAGGGTTTATATTCAAGAACGAAGAACATTTTAACAACGATTGGATAACAGGAACACCGGACGTAAACACGAATGAAATTTTATTAGACATTAAATGCAGTTACGAAGCTCACACTTTTCCGTTCTTTGAAGACGAAATACCTACAAAAGACTATTACTATCAATTACAGGGTTATATGTGGTTAACAGGAAAGACCGAAGCACTACTTTGTTATTGTTTAGTCAACACACCTTTAGAAATTGTTGAAGACGAAGTTAGACGTGAACATTGGAAGCAATTTAAAATTGACGAAGACGCAGAAATTAGAGAATACGTAGAAAAGAAACATAACTTTGACCATTTGCCAGAACAAACAAAAGTAAAAGTCTTTAAAATAGAACGAGACGAAACTGTAATTTGGGAAATACAAAACAAAGTAGAAGAAGCAAGGGTTTATTTTAACAATTTAATTGAAACAATATGAATTTAAATAGTTGTTGTAATTGTGGTTATATAGGAAAATTAGAAAATCATCACGTTGTGCCTAAAGTTATGGGTGGTAATTTTACAGTTCCATTATGTGTAAAATGTCACGGTTTAGTTCACGGAAAAGATTTTGTAAAGTCTCGAAATTTACAAGCTATAGGAATACAAAAAGCTAAACTTAAGGGAGTTTATAAAAACAATGGAGCAAACAGGAAACCAGAAACATTTGAAAATTGGATTAAAAAAAAATTAATAAAAGAAATATGTGTATATAGAATTAATACTAATTATTCATATAGAGATATTGCAGAAGCAATTCCTTGTTCAATAGGCACAATACAAAAAGTTTATAATTTAATTTCAGATGAAGTAGCTAATGCTATTGCAAAAGACCAAACAATGGATATTAAAAAGATGTTAAAAAACGAAATTTTAATAAAAAGATATCAGAAAAAAATTAACAGTTTAATTAAAACAATATGAAAGCAATACTTGAATTTAATTTGCCTGAAGACAAAGAAGATTTTGACTTTGCAAACAACGGAATTAATTACTACGCAGCATTGTGTGAGTTTGACAATTGGTTAAGAAGCGAATACAAGTACAACGGCAAAGAAGAAATGTATGCAGTAAGAAAAAAACTAAATGAATTTATTAACGAAAACAACGTGAAAATATGAAAGAAAAAACAATAGCAATTATTATTTGGATAGCAATTTATGGTTTTGCTGCCGTTGGTATTTACAATTTATTTAATTGGTTGATATGAACATACAAATACAAGACAAAAACGTTTTAAGCGTAATGGCTAAATTTAAAGAACGTTCAGAAGCAGGAATAAAGAAATACAAGACAACGTTAGAGCGAACGGATTTAACAACGTTAGAATGGCTTACACACGCACAAGAAGAAGCAATGGACTTTGTTCTTTACTTGGAGCGATTAAAACACGAATACAAACAATTTAAATAAATAAAAATGGAAACAAGAAACAACACAGGTGCAATTTTTAAGAACGACAACAAAAAAGCGGAAAACCATCCGGACTACAAAGGCAAGGTAAACGTAAATGGCAAGGATATGGAAATAGCGTTATGGATGAAAACTTCAGCAAAGGGAGTTAAATTTTTTAGTGCAAATTTTAGTGAACCATTTGTAAAGAATGAGCCACAAATAAATAAAAATGAGCCACAAATTAACGGAACTTTAAAACAACCAAGTTATGTTAATTTAGATGTAAATGACGATTTACCATTTTGATATGTACATACAAGACGAACAATTAAGAACTGAAGTAAAAAACATTTTAAGGTTAAAAACACGAAACAGCATCGTAAAAGAAATACAGGACAAAGGAAATAAATTTCACTTTTTCCAACTTACAAACTTTTTGGAAGGCAAAGACGTTTCACTTTCAACGCTTAAAAAAATAGATTACTTCGTAAACAAATAAAATTTTCAAGTTAAAAACGTAGGCGCAGACTTAATTGTTTGCGCTTTTTTTTGTTACCAACCTTTCAATAGGTTAAACCAACCTTTCAAAAGGTTATTTTCAGGTTGTTTTGTTATAGACAACTAATTGTTAATAAATTTGTTTGGTTATTGTTGAAAAATTAATCATACATTTGCTTAATATCTAAACAATATAAATTGGAATGGTTAACTAAAGTTGCAAAGCATCATAACGAATGGGTTAAAATGGTTAATCAATTTGGCGAGTATTTCTTTGCCGAAGACATAGTCCAAGAAACTTACATAATGTTAATGAAATGGAGCAGCGAAGAAAAACTATTTAAAGACGGAAACATAAGTAAAGGTTATATGTGGTTAGCTTTAAAAAATACTTTCCTTCAGCACGTGAACAAAAACAACAAAATTAAATTTATACCTTTAGATGACGTTTACAATTTAGCAGAAGAAAACAACACTCAAGAAAACGAAGCTTACAACGACTTGCTGAATAATGTAGATTTAGAGTGTGATAGTTGGCACTGGTACGACAAGCAATTATTTGAACTGTACAAAAACACGAATAAAAGTTTAAGGCAAATAAGTAGTGAAACTAACATAAGTGTAACAAGTATATTTAACACGGTTAAGACTTGTAAAAAACGAATTAAAAATAATATAGGTGAAGACTACCAAGA